TTTCTTCCCCATCGTCATACCAATCATTAACTATGTCACAAATCTTATGCAAGATTTGAGCATTAAGGGTTCCATCAAAGTTTGAGAAATCGCCCGCAATGACATGTCGACCTTGACGCTTTAAGTAGCGTCCAAGCCTTGACCATTCGGACGAGTAAACATTAATGCCTACAGCGATTTCATTATCAATCTTCTCTTTCATGATATGAGCATTGAATCCAAGAAAGAATTTCCTGAAACATATACAATAACTCATATCACCATTAGAGAAAGTTCGAGTTTTCCCAATTTCAACTTTATCGATCGGTCGGCGTTCATCCTTGAGTGTATCCATCCATAGTGTTGACGTACGAATTCCATTTCTGGCGTTGCGTTCCCGCAACTCCAAGGCTTCAAGTAGTTCAGGGTGATCATAAATATATTCATCATCACTTCCGAGCCACTTTGTCTTCCCGAGCTTTCCTTCCGCTTTGTCTATCCATGGATATCCTGGAGAGGATCGTCTATTGATAGGCTCTGCGTAGGGATCGTCAGGGATGCCTGAAATGGATTCTTCGTGAGTCAACACACGTCTGTGTTTCGGGTCTATGTTCTGGTATAGCTTGGAAGAAAAATGTTCACATGCAGCTTCAATCAAGTGTTGAGGAATTGGCTTCGGCTGCACTCCGCATTTTCTCAAACCTTTCTCTAAGGGGTCAACGACCTCATCGCCAACTCTGACGCGTCTTAGCGCGGCAGGAGCGGTGAGGGCTTTTCCTTGGTTATAGGCGAGATGTCCGTGTAAGGGAGATTCCCTTATCTTCGTCTTGCCACTCCCACGGTAACTCCGCGGCAGTTTCCCAATTGGCATAAAGTCCCCTTTTGGTAAGGTCACTTCCGCATCTTGGTCAATGTCAGGTGCAACTTGCATGCAATGTGCACGCCAGTTGGGGTCGTGATCAGCGGGTTTTAGAGCACGCAACAGGTCTTCGCTAGTCAAGGAGGTTGCAGCTCCTTTTCCAGCTTTTCCTGCCACGTGGAAACCAACTATCTTTCGTTGTATGGCGGGTGAAGATAGCACAAGAGGGCTTCCACAATCGCCTGGTTCACTATCACAAGTGTATTCCCAACAATCACGTAATGCAAACGTACGTT